GTAGCACCGGGCATGAATTCATCATAGAGACCTGTATCTTCCAAGTATTCTTGGATATGTCTCCAGATATACGACAAATTTGATTCATACGGAATCCAAACAAAGTCGCAATCACCATGGTGTTCATTGTAACAAAACTCCGCGAAATCGGAAAATGTACATTCCGTCATCAGTGTGTGTTCAAGGAATGCATCGTGAATAAGTTGTTCAACGCGTCTCCACAATTCCCATAGTTCATCTGAGTATTTGATTTGCCAATCTTCAACACTGAGATGAATGTCATCTTCAAATTCTTCTTCATCGCTTGGGAGAACATCATATCCCGCCGTAGCTTCGTAAACGTATTGACTCCAAACCATGGTTATTACTTATCTTCGTTCTCGAGCTTCTCTTTTATCCCAGTTAATGAGAGTGAGGTTGATTCTTTTACTTTAATAGTGTCCTGGATGGCATTAAGAGCCCCTTCCAATTTGGCTTCATCACCACCAAAAAATGTGAGAAGACCTTCACGGATTGCATCTTTATTCATAGATCCCTTGCGGACAGATTTACGAAGGCTGATCTTGCCTTTCCTGAGGTTAATGGTATCAATGCCCTGGTCAATCATGTGTCGCTTCACAGACTCCTTGAGTCTCTTCTCTTCTTGATTAAGGATTTTGATATCAGATTTTGCTTCAGAAAGTTGTTTTGAGAGCTCCACAAGCTTGGAGACGCTCTCGGAAAGTTCATTGGGCACTGACATTATTTACATAAAGCTAAGGTCTAATCTTTAAGCGAAATTTAGCACAAGGAGCGCATCATGGTATCTGGAACGATGGTAGAGTTGTTCCAAACAAATGGCTCTTTGGCATTTGGTGGTTCCGAGCGAATTTGCTGGTTCGCGTTGCGAAGAGCACCGCCAACTGATTCTGGGAAACCGATTTGCTGACGTGGCTCGAGGAAGTTTTGGCCCGCGAGGATGTCTTCTGGGGCAAATTCACCAAAGTCTTCGGCAGACGCAACCTCGCGTGGGAGGAGGGAGGACGCCAAACCAACACCCTTGTCCATACCGCAACCATTTTGGGCTGGAGCCGCGGCTGGACCCGCAGCTGGCGCCATCTCGAGCATGGAGTATTCGCGTTCACGAATTGAATAAGCAGATTTGTTGTTCATAGTGAAGAGCAAGTAGACCAACACGGCGACCGCGGCCAACATCATGAGGTTTTGAGCACGACCCTTCTTCATCATCTTTTATATATGATCAACAATTTTTTTATTCCTCAACCTCATCAACAAAGGCATACTCTTCTGGGTATGTGTCCAAAATTGGGTCTGGATGAACTCTGACCTGGACAACATTCCATGAGGAACCGAAAGATTTTTTGGCAAACCAGAGACCGGCAAATTCCAAAATCACATCACAAACTTTACCCGCTTGAACATTTTCAATGTCAACAGATTCTTGTTGCGCGTTGAATGCCTTGGTGACTTCAATGCGTTCGCCTGTGACTTGACCGTCGGCGACACTGGAAGTGTATGCACCTTCAATCACTTTTTCGGAAAGTTGCTTTCCGAACCAAGTTTCACAATTTTCACGAGCCGCTTCAAGGTTGAGGGTATCAATCGCCCCAATCTTCTGAACATTAGCTTCACTCGCAAGTTCAAAAACGATGTCACCTGAGACATCATCAACCTTTACTTTATTCAATTGAACTAGGCATTTTCGCTTGCTATCATTGAAAGCTTTCACGAAATAGAGTCCATCATCACCTTTAGCTGGAGCGTTGTACAACATATTATGTGTAAATTGCGTCTCAATTCTTTAACCCAATAAAGGGTATCATAGCGGCCTTCTTTATAATTGAGCGAGGCACCCATTTGTCACGCGCTGGTTTATATCCATACAATAACTTAGTATAGTCAATCCCAGGTGGAATGTTTTTACCCGCAGTTGGTCTGTAGTTGTATTCATTCTTCACATACGACTTTGAGGTATTCTTGACCCACTCCCGTTTGTTGAGGTTGAACCGCTGGTTTCCATGAGTCTTTGCGTAGCCTGGGATGTTTAGGTTTGGCACAGATGTTTTCACACCATACACGAGTTGTTTGGAGAGGCGCTCTTCCCGGGGCTTTGTTGTAAACTCCATGTAACGCGTTGGATCCACCTTGGCTGCGAGGGACATATTGACATTACCTTTTCTTCTTGACATGAATCGGACACTTCTTATCTTGTTGTGGGTTTGGTTATATATAGCGTTGATGTTGTCAGATGGACTGATCTTCGCAGTCTTGGTAATCATCTTGGCAAGTTTGTACATACGCTGACGATCTTTCTCCTTTTTCTCCGGGCGAAGACCCAACTTTTGCATCAGGTAGACATCGTCAAGGAGGAAACGCTTTCCAGCGACATAGAGACGCTTATCGTGGACCATCACACCTGTATCCTTATTTTTGTAGGTGACACCCTGCTTCTTTGATTGGATGGCTTCGTAGCCAAACTCTTTGGGTCTCATGAAGGGAATGTCCAATATACCACCGAGAACTTCTTGTGTAATTCTTCCCTTCTCAATTGAGAAATATCTAAGGTTGAGATCAAGTGCGAAAAGTTCCACATCAATGAAAATGTCACCCTTACCTGGTTCAGCGCCACGCTGAGACTTCTTCTTCTTGATGAGAAGGTAGCGCCGTGTCACATATGGGCCATTTTCAGAGAAACCCAGACCAATGAATCGCCCCAACTTGGTCTTTTGGGAAAGACGCTGTTTGATTTTCGTGTTGACGCGCCTCGCGATTTCACCCAATTTGTTCCACAAAAGGAGCTTGATACCCTGAAGTTTACCAAAGTATTTGTCGTCATATGCAATACTGGGGATGAACTTTGTGTCTATGTCACTCGTAACGAGGCGATCGGCTCTGTCCAGATACATATTGAAAGCTTCACCCCCGGAGACAATGAGGTCACCCATGGGCTTGAGGAATTCTGCGAGTTCAGCCGCCGTTCTAAGAACAATGTCACGCACAGAGTCTGTAACAACAGCGTAGATCATCTTTTCAAAATTTTCCTTACCATGAACTCTGTGCACTCTCTTCCTGAACGCAGCAAGGTTATCCGTCTTGTAGTACTTTTCAAGAAGTGGATCGTTGAAGAATAAATTTTTCTTCATGAACCTATTGATCACAGCTTCTGAATAAATTTCAGTGTCCATTATTATATTGCCACATAATAATATGGTCTGCAATGTCATTGAAGAATGTCGCTGCTACGCCTACTCAGACGTGACAGACCCCAAGCAGGTTCAATTCTGTGGTGTACGCAAAGGACCAAAAGTTCTTCCCTGTCCCTCTGGTTGTTGCTCTGGAGGATGCCCGGGCGATTTCCCCAAGGAACCCTTTAGAATTATAGACCGTCCAACATATGAAATTAGAGATTCCAAAACACAAGCTCTTTTAATTTTGATAGCAATTTCTCTCGTAATTTTGTTGTATGCTGTGACTTAAAGATTAAGACGCAATACAAGGTATAAGATGTCTCTTGAAACTATCCAAGCTGAAATTACTGCCCTCCGCGCCGATGTCAAGGCCCTCACCAAGCTTGTCCGTAAGGTTAAGAGCACCCAAGAGGACCCAGATGGCGAAAAAGCGAAGGCTCGTGCTGCGAACAACGGCTTCAACCGAAAGCAAGAAGTAACACCTAAGTTGCGTGAGTTCTTGGGTCTTGCCGAAGGCGAACTCATCTCTCGCTCTGAGGTTACTAAGTTCATCAACAAGTACATCACCGAGAAGGGCTTGAAGCATCCCGAAAACGGTCGCCAACTCATCTTGGACGAAAAGCTCAAGGATTTGTTGCAACCACCAGCTGACGTTGTTGTCACCTACTTGAACCTCCAAAAGTACCTCAGCCCTCACTACGTGAAGCGAGCTTAAAAAATTAACACATTTTAACAATATGAACTTCAATCAACAAGATATTGAACAACTTGTTGGCACAAAGATAAAAAATCTATCTTTCTACCAACGTGCTTTTACCCACAAATCCGCCCTCAAAGAATATGAACAATTCAATGAGTCATTTGAGACCCTTGAGTTTATGGGTGATTCCGTGTTAGGTTTTATCATTACCAAGTTCCTCTTTGATAGATATGAAGAGAGACAAGAAGGATTTCTCACCAAAGCTCGTACAAAACTCGTTCGCTCGGAGACCCTAGCTGATATAGCTCTCAAAATGGGTCTCAATAACATGGTTCTCATGGATGAGAAGGGCATGAGGAACAACTGGAATAACAACCCAAAGATTCTAGAGGATGTCTTTGAAGCTCTCGTGGGTGCCATCTACATGGACTTGGGTCTTCTTCACGCAAAGGAGTTTGTTCTTAGAATCTACAATGATCCCAATTTTATTGATCTCAATAAGATCATGATTGATGATAACTTTAAGGATCACCTCATGCGCTATTGCCAAATTATGAATCTTCCATTACCTGAATACCGTGTTATGGGTCATCACGAAGGTGTTTTTTACATTGATGCCTACATAAATGGTCAATTTGGGGGTAGGGGGGAAGCCAAGAGTAAAAAACAAGCCGAACAATTGGCAGCTCGAGCATTCTTTGAACAACTTAAAAACTATCCGCAACAATAAATTAACATGCATCCCAATGTCAAAGCCTTGATTGAGCGGGAATATGCGGCGCAGAAGAGCGAGGAGTGGTTAGCTCTTCGTGGAAATCTCCTAACCGCCTCAGACGCAGCAACAGCCATCGGCGTGAATAAGTATGAAAAACCCGAAGATCTCCTTCTTAAAAAGTGTGGAATTGGACCCCGTTTTATGGGCAATGAAGCCACAAGGCACGGTGAGAAATATGAAGATGAAGCCCGTATCCTCTATGAAGAGAGACATGGTGAAGTCGTACATGAATTAGGTCTCGTCCCCCATCCGATTCATACATGGTTAGGTGGTAGCCCCGATGGTGTGACAGAGTCTGGGAAACTTGTAGAAATTAAGTGTCCAATGTCTCGTAAAATTGAAGCATCTGTTCCCGAGCATTATATGCCTCAATTGCAGTTATGTATGCAGATTTTAGACTTAGAAGAAGCGGATTTCATTCAATATAAACCAGCTGAGACGAATTGGCCAAGACCAGAGGAGTTTGTAGTTGTTAATGTAAAGAGAGATCCCGAATGGTGGACAACAAATTTACCGATAATGAAGGAATTCTGGGATAAGGTTCTCTACTATAGGGAACACCTGGATGAACTCCCCAAACCCAAGGAGAAGAAAACCCGCAAGAAGAAAGAGGTGCCACCACCCGTATGTGAGATTCAACAACTTTCTGACGAGGATATGTATGTTGATGATTAAACAAGAGCTTTACGAGCCTCTTCGGCTTCTTCTTGTGTGGCGTAAATTCCTATATGTTTCTTCTTATAACCAAGATACCACCGATTTTTCTTACGATATACACACCCAACATTTCTATGGACTCTTGTGAAGTTTTCCGGATCTCTTAGATACCTTTCAAGAGCATCTTGAGCTTCTTCTTTAGTGGTGTAAGACCCTAAACGTTTAGATTTATAACTAAGTAGCCATCTATCACCTCTACGAACTATACATCCAACTTCATTTTTATTCCTGTTATCAACAATTGTGAAGTTTTCCGGATCTTTAGTATATTCTTTCAGGACTTCTACGGCTTCTTCCTCTGTTTTAAATCCACCACGTGATAAACGGATACCTTTACCATGCTGTCTAATTCTCGGCCAAAACAAATTACCAGATTGCTGTACATCACCCATATACCCATCTTTCTCAATCTTTTGGGCATTCTTAATGTCTCGCATTTTATCCTTTAGTTCCTGGCTGTATTCTGTTGTGAATTGACCACCTGTAGTACAATTATATCCATTTGGTGCGAGAGAATTTAACTGCTTTATCCAGTATATTTCTCTATCGTCAAGATGTTCTTGATGGACATCTTCCTCTATGATTTCATATTTTATTTGATCTTTGTACTTATCTATAGCACTCTTCAATGCTATACACCCCGAAGAATCTCGCTTATGTTCTTGTACTCTTGTTTGAAAAGAACGTGTAGTCTGTCCAACATAGACCTTACCCGAAGGGCTTGTGATCTTGTAGATAATGCCTTTACGACCCATAACTTCTTTAATCTCATCTTCTTTAATCTGGTACTTCTCAACAGTTCTCTGCTTCGGCGTCTTTCCAGTCTTCTTCATCTGGCGTAAGACTTCTTTGCGCGCCTTGTTGTACATAAAGTTGGGATCTCGTTTCTTGTCTTCATAGGTTTTACATCTGAGTTTGTTGAGACATCTGAAACCTTTGGCTTCCCATTCCCCCAACAACTTTCTATACACATTTTGTACAACTTCTTTTGTGTTGTTGATGTGTAAGACGTGAACCGTTGAATTAATCATGGGGTCACCCTCGATCCAGCCAGCGGTGAGAAGCTCGTTAACATCTCTAAGCTTCCGAGGATTTCGTTTGATTTCACACTTCAATTTAGTAAGCCACTGTTCAAGACCATAGAATAAATATGTTCCATCTTTTTTTACACGCTCAATTTCAAGGCATGGGTAGGAGTATTCTTCATATTTAGTAGCCAATTTATCTACTAATTGTTCCCTGCTTATATGTGGGAGTAGAGACCGACCGTTTGTATCCAGTCTCATTTTGGTTTGACCTATCCAACATATGCCGAGTTCCTCGTTGTCAAGGATGAAGAATGAAGTTGGGTGGCTCATACTAATAGTTAAGATTTTATTTCCACAAAATGTCATGTCCTGGAGTTTTTAGGATATACAAAAAAATCTGTTCCACCTTCCGACAAGAATGAAAAAAACTATTTTTTTCTAAGGACGAAACTTTACAACTTTACAAGAACTTTAAAATTTTTTCATAATGGTATATTTATAATTTTTCGGAAGATGATACAGAAAATATTATTAAAGATAAAATCTACTTTACATGTAAGATGGAAGAAGAGACTGTGACGCTTCCCAAACCACCAGACGGTTACAAGTATAGATTGGTTACTTGTGACTATGACAGAGATAGAAATAAAGAATCGTGTCGTAAATACAGGGAACAAAACAAAGACAAAGTGAAGGAACAGAACAAATTGTACTATGAGAGAAATAAAGAAAGGATCAAAGAGCAAAAGAGACTTGAATATGAGGCTAAAAAATCTGGATCATCTTCCGACAAAACCTCAAAAAACTAATTTTTTCTATAGACAAAAGTTCTTAAGATTGTAACAACTTTCTTAAGAATTTTTATTAATAAATTTATAACTTTTCGGAACTTAGAACAGATTCTTAATCACCTAAGTTTACAACCCCTATGTAAAAATCAAACCAAAACCATGACCATCGAGGAACAATATAACCATGCAAAGGACAATTTCAATGGTAGGCTATTCGCCCCCTACCAACGCGAAGGTGTTTTGTGGATGCTTACAATGGAGAACCAAACCTCTGGCCCCGTTAAGGGTGGTATATTAGCAGATGAAATGGGATTGGGAAAAAGTGCGCAATTGATTGCTACGATGCTTGGAAACCCCAAAAAGAGTACTCTCATCGTCGTACCCAAGAGCATTATTACGCAGTGGGCAAATGAAATCAAAAAGTTTGCTCCGCAGCTATCCGTCCACCTCTTTGATGGACCAAAGAGACACCTCAAAGAAGCGGACATCGTTATAATGCCCTACTCCCTCCTCTCAACACCCGAAGAAACCATAATTCACAGACACACCTGGGATCGTGTGATCTTGGATGAAGCTCACGAAATTCGGAACAAGTCTTCAAGACTCTTCAAGAGCGTGTGTAGGCTCAAGACTGATATTAAGTGGATTGTGACTGGTACCCCCGTTTTCAATTCTATGAACGACTTTGTGTCCCTATGCACCTTCCTTGGTATTGAGAAGTCTCTCGTTCAGGGAATGACCAACAAGATCCAGGATATTTACATTCTTCGTAGAACCAAAGAGGACTTGGCAAAGATCAACACAAGATTGGAACTCCCCCCGTGTTACTTTGAGAATGTGGAACTTGAGATGTTCCCCGATGAGAGGCAGTTGTATGAGTTTGTCTTCAAAGACGCCCAAGACACAATCAAGGATGCTTTCAGGCATGCCGTCAGTCTCAACTCCAAAAATATGGTTATTCTTGAGTGTTTATTGAGAGCTCGGCAGGTCATGATTTGGCCAGCCATGTATCTTGAGGGTATCGCAAAGCAGAATGGCACACAACCTGAACAGTGGATTGGTAGGTCTAACAAGATGGAGACCCTTTTCAATATGATTAAGTCTCACCCGGATGAAAAGACCCTCGTCTTCTGTCAGTTTCGAGGTGAGATGGACTACATTCAACAGAACATGGAGTGTCCCACTTTCCGTATTGACGGTTCCGTGTCCAAAGATGAGAGAGACAATCAAGTGACTGCGTTTAAAAAAGCGCCACCGGGGGCTGTTTTCATTATACAAATCCGATCAGGAGGACAGGGACTCAACCTCCAAGAAGCGACTCGTGTGTACATCACAGGTCCTTCGTGGAATCCCGCGACAGAACTCCAAGCCATTGGTAGAGCGCACAGAACAGGACAAACTAAACCAGTGTATGTGAAGAAGCTCATCTACAAGGAGTCGGATACATTCATCTCAGTAGAAGAGGAGATTCTCGCGCTCCAGGGTCACAAATCTATAGTGTGCTCCAAGGTCCTCAATGACGAAAGAATTGAAAAGCAAATCCCAGTCAAGAGAACCAATGATAAAATTTCAATCTTGGATATCAAGAAAATATTCCGTGTATAAGGTATACAAAGATGTCTATGAAACCAATCGGAAGTCGCGCAGAAGTTTTCCACGGAAGTGCAGAGAAGACCTCAGGTGGTCTCCGCGCCAAGGATCTCATGTTGGATGCCAAGGATGGCCAAATCAAGTCAGTCGCCGCTCACCAAGCCGCCCTTGACCGTATGAAGAAGGAGGGTAAGAAGCACTTAACAAAGGTGTTCAAGCCAAAGAAGGGTAAGTTCGCGCTCCAACCAAAGGAGGGTACCAAGGAGTACAAGAAGAAGATGAAGAAGATGGCGTAAAAATTTGTAGGTGTAATGTAAGAATGACTCTCGCGAAGTGGGATGAGTCCGTCAAGCTGGCTAAGATTAAGTTAGGTTTGGACCCTAAGAGTTTTACCAAGATTCAGGGTAAACTTCTTAAGGAGGCTCAAATCATATATCACCTTCTTCTTTTGAATAAAAACAAGAATACTTAAATTTGGAATTGAAATCCCTTGAGATTTTGTGGTTCATAAACAACCAACTGATTAAGTTTCCAAGTACAACCGAACTTTCTGTTCAAGAAATACACACTATTGAGTTCAACAATAGCATGTCCACTATTTCTTGCATAGAGACCATTTGAAACCTCCGTCTTGATTGGGTTTTTGTTTGCGTCATAGACAGCCGCTTTGATCATACTATTGTGATCGGTATCAACCTTCACACGAAATTTAGGTTCGCGATCGGGGCTTTCCTTTACATTTGAATTAAACATTGGTTGGATTTCATCAAGTGTCATCTTCTTCCCAAAGATCTTTTCACTTTGTTCAACGACAGCATCAATGATTTTACTTTCAATTTGTCTTAGGGATTCATAAAACTTTTTGATGTAACTCCCCTCTTCATCATGACCCTTGAGAGCCAAATCTACATTGTATTTAGTTGGTCCGACTTCAGGTGTGAAACCCGAGACACCGAAAGGCATGTACAACCGTGGGAATTGAATCCTCAGTGGGGTACCCTGCTTGGTGGAAAGAACAATCTTTCGGTTGTTAAACTCGGCGATTTCTAAATTTTCAATAGCGTCGTTAATTTTAGACATTATGCTAATTGATTATCCAATTAAAACTTTAAGCTGAACATGCCACACATTCTGGTTCAAGACTGAACTGAATTGGGCGCGCCTTTGCCTTAGATCGGAGGTAATACATCCCCGTTTTGAGACCCTTCTTCCAACTGTACATGTGCATAGAAGAGAGCTTGGACATCGTTGGACTTTCCATGAATAGATTCATACTTTGACTTTGATCAATGAAGCGACCACGATCTGCGGCCATGTCAATGACATCTTTCATCTTGATTTCCCAAACTGTGCGGTACAACTTCTTAATTTCATCTGGAATATCCACAATATTTTGAATGGAACCACCCGCTTTCACCATGAGATCCTTCATATCCTTGGACCAGAGACCAATCTCTTTGAGGTCATCCACGAGATGCTTGTTTACAATCACAAACTCTCCCGCGAGGGTTCTTCTCAGATAGATGTTCGTCGTGTAGGGTTCAAAGCATTCATTATTACCCAAGATTTGTGCGGTGGAGGCTGTTGGCATTGGAGCCATGAGGAGACTGTTACGAAGACCCTTCTCCTTGATGCGTTCCTTGAGAGCGTCCCAGTCGTAGTGAAGCTTGGTCTCACCTTCCCACATATCAAATTGAAGCACCCCTTGTGAAGCTGGAGAACCCTCAAAGGTTTCATATGGACCATCAACCTCCGCCAACTCCGAACTCGCCTCAAGAGCGGCGTGATACATGGTCTCAAATATGCGCGCATTGATTTCCTTCGCTTCGTCGGAATCAAATGCGTGGCGACAAAGAATGAATACATCCGCGAGACCTTGGACACCGAGACCAATTGGACGGTGTCTCATATTAGATTTGCGAGCAGTCTCAACGGGGTAAAAATTTCTATCAATAACTCTGTTTAGGTTTTTGGTGACAGTTTTCGTAACTTCGTGGAGTTTTTCATAATCAAATGTCTTTGTCTCTGGATCCACATACTTGGGGAGAGCGATTGATGCGAGGTTACACACAGCCGTCTCATCTTTGTCTGTAAATTCCAAGATTTCTGTACAGAGATTGGAACTCTTGATCACACCCAAATTCTTTTGATTACTCTTTTGGTTACAGGCGTCTTTGTAAAGCATGTATGGTGTACCAGTCTCGGTTTGAGACTTGAGAATAGCTTTCCACACATCGGCAGCTGGCACCGTCGCAGTCGCCCGACCTTCTTCCTCGTACTTTGTGTAGAGGGCTTCAAACTCCTCACCCACGGCATCGGAGAGACCGGGTGCCTTGTCTGGACAAAAGAGAGACCAATTGCCACTCTCCTCAACTCTCTTCATGAAGAGATCTGGAATCCAGAGAGCGGAGAAGAGATCGCGGCACCGCGCCTCCTCGTCACCTTGGTTGAGACGCAACTCAAGGAAGTCTAGAATATCCGCGTGCCATGGCTCAAGATAGACTGCGATAGATCCCTTTCGACGCCCAGCTTGATTTACATAGCGCGCTGTGGCGTTAAATACGCGAAGCATTGGAATAATACCATCTGATTGACCATTTGTCCCCCGAATACGAGATTTATTGGCTCTCACATCATGGATGTGCATCCCAATACCCCCAGCCCACTTTGAGATTTGCGCACACTCCGTAAGAGTTCCATAGATACCGTTGATTGAGTCCTCCTTGTTGGCGATAAGGAAGCAACTGGACATTTGGGGTCTTGGTGTACCAGCATTGAAGAGGGTTGGTGTTGCGTGAATGAACATACCTTGGGACATCTTGTCGTATGTCTCCAAGACAGAATCAATGTCTTCCCCATGAATACCGATGGCCACGCGCATGAACATGTACTGTGGGGTTTCCATCAAGACACCATCGAGCCGTTGAAGATAGCTCTTCTCAAGGGTTTTGAGACCAAAATAACCAAAGTCGTAGTCTCTCTTCGTGTCAATGTCATCCCTCACGCGACCCGCGATGCGTGCAACTTCCTCGGTCACAATACCAGCTTTTGCCAACTTCTTCATAGCGATGTGGAAGTTATTGGGACACACCTTCTGGATGTTACTGGCAGTTATACGAGTTGCGAGAGTTTCATAATCGGGGTCTGATGTAATCATCCCAATGCATATTTCGGCAGAGAGAGTATCAATCTCCTGAACGGTAATACCATCGTAAAGGGATGATGCAACCTGTTGGGCAACCTTGGAAGAGTCGCAATTTTCTGAGAGTTCATACGTTAGATTCTTGATCCTATTGGTGATGTTATCAAATTTCATATCCTCAATACGACCTGAGCGTCT